CACACAGCGGGAGTCGATGACTTGACCGCTTCAATACCCATGATCTTCAGCTTTGGCTTCGCATAGCGAACGCCTTCCGAATCGTGAACGTTGAGGATATATCGCTTCTTCGCAGTCCAGATACCACGATCAGCGATAACCTCACGCTTCATATTCATCTTCTGCTGGAATGCTTCCATCCGAACAGCAAGATTCGAATAGATACCATCAATAACTGGTTCAATCTTCTCAGAAGCAACCTTGTCCAAGAAGTTAACGATCTTTTCTTTTCGAGCGACTGGATCACTTGGTAGCGATCCTCCGTCTTTAAAGACCATAGATACAAGTTTGTCAAAAGTAATGTATAGCGAATCCGTATCTGAAGCAATGACATAATCTTCATCCTTAGTTTTTAGGAGACCATTCAAATACTTATTCATTTCGTTTTCAGCCCAACGAATAGAGAGCTGACCACCGAGAGTGATAGCCGTTGCTTGATTGATATCGAAGAAACGGAAGTGAGGATTACCGATAGCGCCGTAAGCTGAGTTCAACTGAACCTTCTTAGCGAGCTGCATATTCTTGTATCGCGAAATATCTTTAGATGCTTGCTTCGACTTAGTCTTTTCATATTCCTTTTGTGCAGCGATCATCTTGTCTTTGTAAACAACACGATCGTTATACATACGCTCCATGATCTCAGGTAGGAATCCCTGTCGTTCTTTCTTGAAGAAGCAACCATTTGCAGCCAGACCATATCCGTCAGGAACTTCTGGGAACACTCCTTCAAGCAACTCATCGACGCTCGTTTCAACCTTGATAGCTCCTCCGCGATTATCACGCAGCAAAGTTTCAGGTGAGATGTTATACTGCATGATAAGATGCGGATACAGAGAGTTCAAGTCAAACGACATGACCCAGTTATACATTCCAGGCTTAGGTTCCTTAACGAAGGCACCAACATACGCTTCATCCTTAGCGCCGCCACCTTCAATTGGAACAGCGATCTTCTGCTTGTATAGATGATTGTGAATGATGACGTCCCACATACGAACTTGCGTAAACACATCGAGCAAAGTAACCTTCGCATCGTACGCGAGCGCGAGAGCCATGTCGATTAGTTTCATCTTGTCATCTAGCTTTTCGACGAGTTCAGTATCTCGAATGTTATACTCGATGAACTTCTGGAAGTCGTTCATGTAAAACTCATGGAGAGTTTCATACTCGTCATACGACAGCTTGCGTTCACCAAGTTCGACGAACGCGATGTGATCTAGCTTGTAGCTTTCTTGCTGAGTGTATGTGAACTTCTGATACATCTCAAGATAGTCGAGAGTAGCGACACCTGTGATGTTATAGACAGATTCTTCTTTACCAAACTTCGTGCGAACGCGACGCTCCTTGAAGATTTTCCATGGAGAAAAACGTTTCGCTTCGCTTTCTCCAAGAACGGCACTCATGCGACGCACGAGATACGGAATATCGAAGAAGGTAACGTTCCAGCCAGTTACAATGTCTGGATACTCGTTGCTCCATTCGCTCAGGAACTTGATGAAGAGTTCCTTCTCATTGTTGCATTGATAGTAACGAACGTCTTCGCGATCAGTTGTGAACTCACCATAACCCCAAACGTGAAAGATCCCATCTTTCTTCAGAGTGATAGCTGTAACAGTATCAGATGCGCGTTCAACAGTAGGAAAACCAAACTCTGAGCTAACCTCGATATCAATGTAGGCTACCTTGATGAGTTCGCGATCATACGCAATTTCATTTGGGTACTCTTCATTGAGATAAGCATACATGAAGCGTGGCATACCATACAACTTGAAATTGCTCACGTCTTCATATCGCTTGATGAAGTCCTTCGCATCCCTCATCGACTCGAATGGCATAGCATCAAGCGCAAGCCCACGGATATCCTTCCACTCAGCGTTCGGGCGCTTAGATGGAACAAACATCGTGGGCTTGTATGGAATCTTTTCTTGGAAGGGTCGTCCGCGATCGTAACCGCGGACGAGAATGTTGTTACCGTATTCGAGGGCGTTCGTGTAAAACTTTGTCATAGTGATACTCTATCACTTTATGACGCAGTTGTCAAGATCCCTTTCTTGGGTAGCACTAAGCCAGAACCGAAGTTCTGATTGTAAGCAGACTCAATCTGATTGTCTGGCTCGTATGTAAACAAAACGTTGCGTGGATCGAGAATGATTTCTTTGGTTTTGGCCATAGGAATATAATCGAGCAGCGCCATGTTTGCTTTACCAGCTGGAGAGGTTGGTGGCTGGAGCATGACGGCAGCAGGCTTTACAACCTTGATCATGTTTCCAATCACACCAACCTTACCGATAACTTCTTCACCGTTAATCAAGCGAAGCATCATAACACTCAATTGGGCATTTTGAACTTCTTCAATATTCGCAGGATTCACATTCATATTATTTCCTTACTTTGTTACGCCTTGGATCTTTTCTTGACCACGGGACCACGCGGCGATACCAAGGACTGCGCCCATTGCGAGATGGAATAGACCAGCGCCTTGCAGCGTTAGAGGATTCCATTGTACCATCGGTGTCTTTGTCATAACCTGAGCGATTGACCATAGCACTGGAAAGATTGCCATGTCAAGCACGCAGATAACCATATAACACCAACCCATTGCTGGACGCCACTTCTTGACCATCCAGTCTTCATTCTGCTTTGCGTTCTCTGCTTCCCACTGCTTCTTCTCAAGTTCAATCTTTGCGAGTTGAGCAGCTTCTGAAAGTTGAGGAGCAGCTGGAGCCATAGGAGCAGAACCGTATGATGGTCTGCTGTATCCCATGTCAATTCTTGATGCTGCACCTTTTGTTGCTGGATCTAATTGATCCATAGCAACTGGAACCTTTACTGGTTCTTCGTTTGGATCTGGGTTACCGAATCTAGGCATCGTATTTCCTTATGAAAAAATGTGAAGAGCTTCTTCATAATGATGCTTACGATCTTCTAGACCGATTGTTCCACCGTTGATCTTCTTTGTTACAGTTAGAATATCACCCTTGTCAGCCCACTTGTTTAGTTCACGGGAATCCCAGAACCAGCAAGCAGACCAAACTGCACCTTCAGCTGTTTCCAACCAAGCAGTTGCTTCTTCCAAAGGCATTTCCATGTCTTCAGCGAAAGCCTTATAGTTGCTCTTACCTGTTAGCTGAATGAATCCACGACCACGATAACGATAGCCATCACCTGATGCTTCGTCGCCGTTACCCATACGACTGGAGTAAACTACGTTCGCGATCTTTTCGGGTTTCTTAGCATAAGCATTTGCATCACGACCTGCGCGGATGAAATACTTTGGGAAAATCTTATTGAGCCCCTGAGCGGAATAGTTAAGATTTTCTTCCATGACTGACATACCAGCGGACTCGTGTCCGACTTGAGCCAAGAACATGGCGATGCGTTGTGGGGTATTAATTTCGTAGAACGCTAGAGCATCGTTGAGCGGCTCTAAGCATTCTAACAACCAGTCCTCTATAGTATCTTCAAAGAACTGACATAATTGTTCATGCGTCACTAACATGGGGGCCTCCTTTCGCGCTATTTAGCCGTTAGGATAGCTTCCCATATTAGAAAAGTGGTCCATGATACCATTCAATAGATTACGAATTGCATTAACCATAAGGTCGATTGCCCATCATTGTGCGGAGTAGATTTTTGAACTCAGCGAAAAGATTGAGAAGGGATGCCATTTGATTTCCAGTATTGTTTCAGAGCTTCATGAATGATTTCTGAACGCGAAAGATTAAGATGCTTCAAATCTGCATCTGTAAGTTTGGCAAGTTCAATGATTGTGTTATAGTATCTGAGCGAGTGAAAGAATGATTCTAGCAACGTATGTCTCCTTAAACAGAAAAAGCTGGGCAGCGGAATACTGCCCAGCGCATGATGTAAAGAAAGATGACCTTATTACTGGCCGTCTTTAATGTCGAACTTTTTGGGCTTTTTATGTTCTGGAATAAAGTTTTCCAGCCACACCTTCAGAATGCCGTTAACCATTTCGGCGTTCTTGATTTCTACAGAATCTGCGAGAGTGAATGTGCGAGTGAATGCGCGCTCTGCGATACCCTTGTAGAAGTAGTAGGCGTTTGCGTTATCAAGATCGCTGGCGTCTTTAGTTTTACCAGCAATCGTTAGCTTTCCACCGTCAAGAGTAACTTCAAGATCAGTCTTTGCGAAACCAGCAACAGCCAGCTCGATGACATACTTGTTTTCGTCAACCTTCTTGATATTGTATGGCGGATAGCCTGGAACATTCTTACCGACTGTTTCCAGCTGATCAGCAAGCAGCTTGAATGTCTTGTCGAAGCCGACAGACATTGGATCAAACTTATCGAAGAATGATGGGATCTTTGTATATTGTGCGTAGTCGTTCATTGTATTGCCTCCATTTAAGCAAGGTAAGTTCGTGACCCTTACGGCGTCACATGAGTATATATAAGCGGTGCAGCGTAAACTGTCAAGCCTCGGAACGTTTTTTTCCGATGTTATACTTGGCTTCTAGTTTCCACTCGCCCTTTTCCTTATGAGCCAAAATCTTAATCTGATTCAGTGGCGCAATAGGATCCTTAGTTCGCTCTGTATCGACGATATCAATCAGCTCCCATTCGGCGAGCAGATTGGCGATTGTATTACGACGAGCCTTATCTTCATCTGAGAAGTTAGTGGGCTTACCGTCGAGAGCGAACAATTCTTTGAAGTGAACGATGTAGTA